CTCTGTAGTTGTACCTTTGGCCTTCTTCGATAAACTAATGAAGTGTTACTACGGCAACGGCCCGCGTGAAGGCGAGTCCCAATATGAGTTTGTACCTGAGAGCCCCGCAGCGGAGGTACCACAGGCGCTCACTGAGAAGATGAGGGAAACATGGGTACAGACAACTACACCCGGCGGCTTCGAACCCAAGGGCGCGGCGTTGAGGAAAAATAAGGTGAACCAGAGTGGCTCTAGACACAATCAAGCTACCGAAAAACAAACAGGCTCTAGCGAGAATAATTGACGAACACGCTGAGCGAGAACAGTCTCGTCTCTCGTACCGTCGTACCGTCTGGCTCCTCGCGTGGCACTACCTTTCGGGTGCCCGCCGCTTCGACGTATTTGACCCCTACACAGGGGCTCTCTCCCCCCACTACCTGGATGAAGACGGGAACATGGAGTTCCAATCACAGGAGATGCTCTCAGCTATCGATCGGGTCTCTGCGAGACTCGCTTCACTGGACCTTCGACCGAAAGTAATTCGGCAAGGATTTTCGCTAGATAGCGTGCGTGAAAGATCTGTAGGCCAAATTGTGATGGATCACGTTGTATCATCAGATCAACTCGATCCAATCAAAACACAATTCGCCCACATTTTCACCTCGCTGGGGTGTTGCGGTATTGCGGGCCACATAGTCGATGCTAAAACCATCGGGCTCACCGCAGACCTCGAAGTCATCCACCCGAGGGAGTTGTTTCCGTTTCCCTCTCTCGGTCAAGACTATACGAAGGCTCGGGGACTCATGCGTCAACGCACAGTCCCCCTTGCCTTCCTCGAAGAGAGGTTCGGTAAGAAGAAGATTCGAGCAAATCTCAACGAGATGGAATGGTGGTCCGCAAGCATCGGAGAAGCCATTAACCCCGACTCAGGAGCCGAAGAATCCATCCGCGGCAAAGAGATCGACTATTGGACCGATACCAAGCAAGGCAGCGTATCGGGTGAAGAAGACGGAATGTCGATTGTCAAGATACGCGAACTCTGGACCTATGGGGCGGGAGACACGGTAGACAGGTACGTTGTGACCTCGGGTGATTACACAATCTACGACGAGGAGTTCGAAGACCTCGAAGTATACTGCCCAATCGGAGTAGCTCGCTTCATTGAGAACGGAACATGGCACGGTGCAGGTCTTTTCGACCTCCTCTTCAGCCTAAGCCGAGAACTCGAACGACTCCTCAAATCACTGTTCAACAACATCCGAGACATGGACCGCTATGGGGTACTCGTAATGCCTCAGGGTCAGTACAACGATCGGGCCATGCTCCGAGATGTAGGTAAGGGACTCCGCGTACTCCCATTCGAGCCAGATCCGGTGGTCGAGAGCTTCAGGCCTTTCAGCATCCAACCCCACAACTCGGGGGATATCCCCGGTAAGACCGCAGCGTTTGCTAAGGATCTCATGGAGCGCATCAACCCGGTCCAAGATCTCATCCGCGAGAAGGGGCGCGTAGATTCTGCGGTTGGCCTCAGTTTCTTGGATGAGCAAATCAATCGGGCAATGACCAACCCAAGTCGGGGTATCGAACAGGCCTTCGGAACCTGTTACCGATCAGTATTGGCAGGAGCACTCCGGAACCTCATGGACAACCCGACCCCCATCCCAGTCAACACGCTCACACTGGATTTGGCGGGGGCTGTGATCGATCCCGAGAAAAGTCAGATCCAATTCCAAGGCAAGAACCCAATGCCTTCCATCAAGAATGTATCGATGACGATCCGCGAGACCAGCCCACGCTCAATGGTAGCTCGGAAAGCGGAGGCCATGGAGATGCTAAAGGCTGGTACAGCCGACCCAGACACCTTCAAGTTGTTGGTGCTCAAGGAGGGACTCGACTTCGCACTGTGGATGGAAGAGGAACAAGCCGCCTACGAACTCATTGTTCGCAACTGCCTAATTCTCTACGGGGACGGAACGGATCCAGGACAAATCGTGATGACCCCCCACATGTCACGACCCGACTTCCAACTACGCGTCCTTAATGCGTTTATGTCGGGCCCCCTCATGGCAGCGGGCACCCCGGAAGTCCAAAATGAATTCATCAAACTACGAGGTTTCCTGATGGAAACCATGGGTGCTTCCATGCCCGAAGGTGTGCCGAGCCCCCTCGAAGCTGCTATGATGCAGCAACCACAAGAGGGGTCACCGGACATGCCCGGTGGCCCAATCCCATTCCCACAACAAGGAGCCGGATAAATGACTGACAACGCACCCGAAACACCCGAACAACAGCACACGGAGGATGCGCCGCAGCAAGCGGTCCCCGAAGCAGCGGCGCAGCCCGCGATGGACTTGGATTCCACCATTAAGGTGGATGGACAAGAAGTATCCATCAAGGATCTTCTCGCATCTCGGGAAGAGACCGCTAGACTCAAAGAGTACGCAGACAACGCCCGTATCTTGGTAGCACCGGGTAGTGCGTCTGATGGTCAAAGAGAACAAGCCGTCCGCTACCTGATGTCCCAAGAGGGTTACTCCCCCGAAGACATCGACGCATACGTTTCATGGACCAGCAATTTGGAGAACCAACAGGAAGAACCAACCGCTAACCCCTACGAGGAGGTACCCCCGGAAGGTCCCTTGACCGAGGAGCAGCAGTATTACCAGCAGGAGCAGGCACGAATTATGGCTGAACAAGAACAACAACGAATCTCTAACCTCGAAGACAAGCAGCAGCGGATTGGTGCCGAGATGATGCGTAAGGAGCTCGACACAGCGATCGAGGCCACTGTCAATTCCAACGACCTCATCAAAAAACTCCTTGGAGTGGGGGGAGACGAGGACGCGTCTAAGAGGGAAGCAATCATACGTAGCGAGGTAGAAAGCGCGGTTATGAGTAACCTGCGTAAGCGTCGGGCCTCCGGTGAACATTTTGATAAGAAATGGTTCGCAGAAGAGGCTGGACAAGCAGCGCAATCTGTATACGATAAGTTTCGCTCGGTAATCGGAGACCCGGACAAAATCCAGAGGGCTCCGGAAACAGTAGCAGAGTCAGAAAATTTGTTCACAAAGAAGCCGGTTGCACCGCCCTCCTATGAACGAGGGGATGACATGGGTACCTTGAAAGACAAGGTCCATGATTGGACCCTTGACACCCTGCTTAGGGGTGCCGCGGAGGACGCTGCTGGCGGCAAAACTAAAGCGTAAAGGATTTAGCAATGGCTGTTTTTGCTCCTTCCGGTTCCCTCCTCGAACTACATGAGGATCGAATCGAAGAAGTCATCAACAAGAACATTGAGGTTTTCTTGCCGGGTCTCGATCCGGTGTGGCGCGACACCATTTCTACTAGTCAAGGTGTCGGTCCTGCGGACGCTCTGGGTCGTGATCTGAAGATCATCAAGGTCTTCATGGGATCAATGGCTGGCGTTCTTGAGCAGGGTAAGCCAAGGAGTGACCTCACCTTGTATGGTGACGATACAGATCAGGCTGGAGCCCGTCTGTACACACAAAATCTGGACCAGGTTTGGCCTGACCCGACTGAGGGTCCGAATGCCATGCCGTACCGTCTCGGTGTCGGCATGCGTTCGATGATGTCTAACATTATGTTTACGTTGGGTGAGCTTCAGGCCGAAGCAACCCCCGCGTTTATTGGTGAGGTCATCGCACCGAAGTTGGAAGGTTTTGCTCGTAACATCTCGCACACTATGTGTAATTACTGGTACTTGAGCCAGAACGATGACTATCGTCTGAGCACGATTACCAGTCACACAGTTAGTGCTGCATCCCCGTCCGGGTACAACATTAAGTTTACCCCGGATAACGAAGCGTATGATCGGTACTATGTTGGTCAGCGTGTCGATGTCTACGACGCCAGTGGCACTGTTCGGTTCAACGACTCTGCCGCTGAGGCTGCCCAAACCCTGACTACCCGTCAAAAGGTATTCGTCTCTCACATTGATGAGTTGAAGGGTGAGGTTACACTTTGGTCAGAGACTGATCCCGAAACGGATAATTCTAGTAACTGGGAGGGCGGCGTGGTTGCCAATGGTTGCCTCGTCGTGTACGCAAATAGTGACCACGCCCTTGGTGGCACGAATGCGTTCTCCGGTTTTGCCGGTGTCAACTCGTGGCTCAAATCTGGTGCGACAACTAATGCCAACACTCAGTATCTTCTGGGTGATGATCGTGATACGTCGAATCAGATTGACCTCACACTGCATCCCGAGTTCAAGAGCTTTACGAAGGACGTGTCTGGTGTTCTCACCGAACACAAACTTCGGAAGTACTTGCGCCGCTTCCACAGTGCTAAGAACAAGTACGGCCAGTATATTGACTGCCTGATTGCTTCGGATGGTGTGTGGCTGGCGTATGAGGCAACCAAGATCGGTCGTGAAATTCTCGATCGTACGGGTCGTCTCGCAAGTGTCACTAATGAAGGTTCTAGTGAAGGGTTCAAGTTTACCTTTGATGGGCGTACCTATACGGGTTACACCTCGACGTATGTCGAGAAGGAAACCGTGTATGGCATCCGTAAGGGTGGCTCGAACTGGAAGCGGTATGTGCCCCCGTCTCAGAAGGGGACAAGCCGCTTTGATCGTGCAGATTCCTTCGTCCCGTTTGAGTTCATCGCCGGTGCTTTGACCGGTGGCTCGAATAAGTTGCCCATCTACAATACGGATGGCAGTGACGGTGGTATTACGCGTGTAACTGAGGGCATCCAGATGCCGGGTCAGATGCGTATGCAGCTGGTTCCGGATCAGCCTGCTGGTCTGAAACTCACTAGTGTGACCGAGGATAAGGTCTGGAGTGACAACTAAGACCTACTAGTAGTCCTCCTGTGTTGGGAAGGGGCCTCTCTCCTTGTAGAGAGGCCTTTTCTCTATATACTGCAAGCATGAATACCTCAAACGTGGAAATTGTATACGACCCTTATGAGGAGGCCTTGTGTACGGGGCTTCAATTAGGACCAGAACACAAGATCATGCCCGATGGCGATTGGATCCAGCATGTTAGACGAGAAACAGGAAAGAAGAACCTGTTTGTGTACCATCACCAATATACGGGTATGTTCGTACTGGCTGCTTGGATTTATCCTCCCTCAGAAAGGGATGCTCCCGTCTGTTTGGAACTGGAGACCATGAATACCCCACCAGATAGGGGGGGTTGGATTCCCACGATAGGGGTAAAGTTGAGGTGTCGCCCGGTGGATGAGGAAACCAAGATGATGAAGGATCGCCTCAAAGCAGCGGCTGATGCGAGGAAGGAGGAGAGGATTGAGAGGGGGGCCCGGAAAGCAGACCAAGTTGCACATCTTCGTCGCAAAGGTATGGATGTTGCGGCTAGTTCACTGGATGCCTCCAAGGTACACTACGGTAAAGAAAGTCAACTCACCGAGGACCTCAACCGAATGGCTAAGGGTCGAACTATTACCCACGGGTAAGAGGAACAAAACATGCACTCATCGGGATCAATGCTTTATACGACAATCGAGAGGATTAGAACCTTTTTGGATGATCCCTCGGTTGATGCGAAGTACGACAACGACTTCTTGGTAAGACACGTAATCTCTCCGGAGATGGTAAATATTGTGAGTGCCCTCAACTCACTGCGTGATGACCCCCTCGTTATACGATTGGATCTGTCCGGCCTTAGCGACTCTACCGAATATTTCGAGTTGCCTCCGGGAGTAGGCAATATCGTACGCATTGCCAAGTTGAATGCCGACAATCAAATTGATGATGATATTGCTCGTCGGGATGACTCAGACCCACGTGGTCCGGGTTGGTCCGTCGAAGGAAGAGAACTCCACATCCGACCCCAACTTGAGTCGGGAGACACGGGTGCTGGGTACGCACTCTGGTATGTACCTTCTGGGGATCTCGTCCCCCACTACTCCGCAGACGGTGGAACCCTCGCGTCTGGGAAACTAGTACTTACTTTGGATTCCTCCCCCGATATAGGTGACGTGGATTACCGAGAAAGCGCATACGTGGGTGGTATCCTCCGCGTGTGGAATACAGCGGATACGGTGGTGGAGGAAAGAGTGATTAGTGCTTATGACGCAAGCCAAGCAAAGGTGACCGTCCGTACCGCATTTTCGGATGTCGAGGTTGCGGGTAGTCGTAAGTACGAGATTGTCCCGACCTACATGAGTAATATTTGGCAAGCAGTGGCCGTCTCGGGTGCGATCAACTTGGGTGTAGCCCGGAACATCACCGAGAAGCAGATGGCCTTCCTCCAGAAACAACTGGAAACCACCTTGCAAGGTATCTCTTCCACCTTTGGTAACCTCTACCCTGGTAAGCAAACAGCCCCGGAAAATTCCGTACTCTACACGTTGCTTCAAAGAGTTAGGTGGGGACTACCCGAAAAAGCAGAAGAGGAACTCTCGAACGACTACATCATGCGCTCAGCGGTGATCCCTAAGTTGTCGGAGATCATGAACACCGTGAACTCACGGAGTGATAGTCCAATTGTAGTCCGGTACTCCCTAACACTGGTAGATGACCAAGAGTACTACGTATTACCTCCTACGGTACACCGGGTACTGAAGGTGACCAAACTTACCGGGGGTATGGTTACAGACGAAATCAGACGACGCAAAGACAACGACCCTAATGGTCCCGGTTGGAACGTGGAAGGGAACAGGCTTTCGCTGCGACCCACCCCCCAAACGGGGGATCTATCCAGCTACGAGGTTTGGTACGTACCTAGTGGGGATTTCCAACCCCACTACGCGAAGGACGGATCACTTGCCACAGGCACTGTCCTGACCCTAACTACCGGGGGCATCTTCAGCAGGCAGTTGGGTACCGTAGACAAACGGGATAGTGGATACTTGGGAGCAACCCTTCGCGTAACCAATACGGATGGTAGCATCGAAGAACGTACGATTACGGCTCACGATGCGGGGGCCGGAACAGTAACCGTTACCGAAGTCTTCACTACCACAACGGGTACGGTGGCCTATGAGATCGTACCGAATTGGATGCAAACGATTATGAGTGCCGTAGTGGCCTCCTCTGTCCTCACACTGTCAGCACTAAAAGGTAAGTTGTCAGAGGGAGACCTCGCGGTGCTGATGGATGCCGATAAGGATGCTATGAAGGCTACCCTCTCCAATATCCGATCGACCAACCGTGCGCAGGACATTACACCTAAGCGTGAATCGATTCTCCACATGATCTTAGAGAAGACTCGTACATCTCTGGAGAGAGTCGCGGTCGATCTGAACTACTCGGACGACTACATCTTCAGGCACGGGATCGTACCCGAGTACGGTCGAGTTATGTCGCGGATTATGAACTCCGCATCGAATCCCGTACTGGCTACCCAGACAATCAGTCTGGTGAAAGACCAGCGCTACTACACTATCCCGGCTGGAGTGGGGGAAGTAGTGCGACTCGTTGAGTTGTACGATGATGGCCGGGTGAAGGGAGAACTCATACCGCGCGGTGAGTTTAATCCTCGTGGTCCTGGTTGGTCGATTGAGGGAATCCGATTGTCGTTTAGGCCTTATCCCCAACAGGCCAAGGACTACGAGCTTTGGTACATTCCTAGTTTCGATGTAGTCCCACACTATGCGGAAGATGGAACCCTTGAGAGTTCGAGGGACACCCTCACGTTTGGAGGACTGACCGAACGACAAATCTGGAGTTCCCAGATGTTAGGCGATGTTGACCGGAGAAATGGGGCCTATACCGGTTGTGTCCTTCGCATCTTTGGAACCAATGACGGGGTTGAAGAGAGACAAATCACCGCACACGATAATACTGCCGGTGACATAACGACCCCTGACGGGTTTCAAATGGCCGCTGGTACTGTGAAGTATGAGGTTGTCCCCTCACACATGTTTGCTGTACAAGATGCAGTGTGTGCTTCAGCTATAATGAATCTGGCTGCCAGTAGTAAGTCTGTATCTAAGAGCCAACACGCAATGCTTGTGCACAACTTCAGGAGTGCAATGAAGACCTCTATGGACCACTTTACCTTTATGCAGAATCGGGTGCCCAAGCACTACGATAAAAAGACAGTCGATAATGAGAATAGAAACCACTGGATAGTGCCGTGATATGGGTTTTGGTAGTCCATATAAATCATCGGACGACCAGATACTTGACTATCTGAGAAAGGCTAGCACACGTGGCCAGCTTTCGAACTCCGTCGTGAAGGAGTTGACCACCTCGTGGGACATCGTCAACGTGGCTCCGGGGTATCCTTGGTTAGCGGGTTCCAGCCAAATATATGGGTTGGATGCGGGTCCATCACCCGTGACCTTAGGGGCAAAGGCTCTTAATAACTCACTGAACCTTACCACCTCAGTAGCTACAATTACAGTGAACTTGCCGGGACCCGGAGGCAATCCCGGTCCACAGGGACCCCGTGGTGTCCGAGGTGCTGTTGGTCCCGAAGGTCCTCAAGGTTCCGGTCTCGGTCCCGAAGGACCCGCTGGATCTACCGGACTCTCTGGACCAGAGGGTCCCCAAGGACCGACTGGACCGACTGGTCCTACGGGCTCCACCGGTCCTACGGGTTCCACAGGACCAGAGGGGCCACAGGGCGATGACGGGGAACAAGGTGATCCTGGACCCGATGGACCCACAGGACCGACTGGATCAACTGGTCCTTCGGGACCGACTGGTCCTACGGGCTCCACTGGTCCTATCGGTCCACAGGGACCCCGAGGAAGCACGGGCCCAACAGGTTCCGGCTGTACGCCATTCATAACAGGAGTTGATTGTGGGTTATGAGCCAACAGAGACCTAATCCCCTGAGAGACGGGTTGGTGTATGGGGAGATTGGCTATTCTCCGGATGTTGAACAGGAGCAGCAGTTCTGGTTCGGTAAGGAACGAGAACGGGAATCCTCTCTACCCCTCCACAATGTACCTAGTACGAAGGTACAGGTGAAAGGACCTTCCTTTGCTACTCCCTCAATAAATAACATCCTTAACCAAAGGTACGAGGCTGGCCCCGACATCTCCATCGGTGACCCCGCCAACGAGGAATCCCAACAGGACGGACCTGTCGGACCACCCGGACAACCGGGATCCCTTGGGGCCATCGGTTCCCGAGGCCCATTCGGAACTACGGGATCCACCGGGCCCACAGGTCCAATGGGTCCGAGGGGTCCAGAAGGTGGCGAAGGGCCCATCGGACCCAGAGGATCCACAGGATCCACAGGACCCGCAGGGGCCACCGGACCTACCGGGAGTTCTACAGGATCGACAGGGAACAAAGGTATTGATGGACCAGAGGGCGGTCTTGGACCAACGGGCCCCCGAGGAATTACAGGACCAGTTGGCTCCTCGGGTATTCAGGGTATTTTAGGTAGTAGTGGGCCGACAGGTCCGAGGGGGCCTGAGTGTTGTGTTTGTTATATCGAAACCGGTCACATAATCGGGCTCGAAATGCCGACCGCGTGCATAACCGCTTGTCAACACTACAATGGTACCCCCGGTATGCGTAGTGCAATTCAATCCAACAAACTATTAGTTGGGTGGAATGCCCCAAACGCGGCGGGCGGGACGATAACCTTCACAGCGCAAGCGGATCCGTTCGATGAGGTAACCATCGAAGACTATGCCGGAGCAGAGGTGACCTACAGAGAAGGATGGGAGTGGTCGGCTGGTGGCTCCGCATCAGAAAGTGCGGCGAACCTGAAAGCAGCCATTGAGGGGGCCGGTGGCCACGATGGGCACATCATTGTGGAACAAGAAAACCTCTCGGGTACGAGTATACTCACACTGACACAGGCGGAGAATGGAGCCTCAGGCAATACCACGATAACGAAGGATGGGGACAACATTTTGGTAACTGGGTTCACGCAAGGTGAAGGTATAATGCATTACGTGGCTCGTCGGTGGCTTATACCCCACCAAGGGATTAATGCACCCGAAAGCGACATAGTTCATCCCAACATAACCCAGCTCTCAACAGCCCAATGTGTTAACCTCGGGATACAAGCTGGCTCATGTGGAATCTGCCAAGGCGGTATTAGCCCCTTCTGTAATGAGTATTCCCAATATCGTAACGGAGGAGCATCTGTAGTCCCCTGGTACCCCACCCACATACCAAGCTGTAACATAAGAACCCTCAACGATATCCCAACTTGTCCTTGTTGTTGGGATTGGTACATTGCGGACACACCGCTGGGTAACCACGAGGGTTGGTACGATGCGGGGTGTTTTGATAGAAGTGGGCCCTTGGGAACCGAGGATCTCCGGCCCTTGACGGATCACCACCTGCCCTGCTGTTGTGGGGAAGGTAAGGTGGCTCACGACGTAGTAACCGATGATCGTGATAAGCAAACGGGCCGCAACACCCACTACCCTCACCCGTTATACGATTCGTATTGGTCAGCCCGGTATGACCACAACTATCCCGACCCACTAGATACGGTAATTATAAAACCCGAAGACATATGTAAGGCGGTTAGGTCTTACATAAACCATTACAACTTCTCGATGCCCTCAGGAGGATGCACAGACGAGGACCTTGATATCACCCTTATTGTCCTATGGTCAATAGACTGCTGCTGCGACCAGGCCGAAGATTTCTCGTTCAGTGCCGATGAGTGGGAATACCCGACATCGGGTACCTTTGAGAAACCCTGCGCCGGAGAACACGTAAGCCTCCGCACTGAACTCAATTGGGATTACGCTTTGGTAGAAGGCAGGGTGTGTAATGGTGGTTGCTGTAAGACTATGGCCGGATGCCACATGCCTGTATGTCATGACTCAGATATCCATGAGGGTAACATCAACAATACCGTTTGGCCCACACTCAAACACACGTTGGATGATTTCTTCGATTACGTAGAACCCGCAGAACATATGGGGGGAGAAGAAATAATATCGGGGGGCTACTGGCACGGAACTGCGGCAGACTTCTACGGTGCCGGTGGTACTTGTTCTCCTGAACAGGCCGAGCAAGATTGGGATACTTCGGGAACATGTGACCAATTACAACCCGACCCCGTTCCGGACCAACTTGGGAGCTGGTCCGGTAAACCGTGTGGTATAATAGCAGCCGTATATGAGTTTGGACCGTGTAATCCTGCGGGTGACTGGGATGATGGGGATCCCAACCCCGGTGGCTAATTCAATGGAACACAGGAGATAATAATGTCAGCGAAAAGAATAAAGCCTAAAGGTCTACTACAAGAGAGCGGATTCTTACCCTTGTCGGGACCTCTACAGGAAATGACAGACCACTTGGGCATGAGATTGTTGGATCTCTATGATCGCTTCGATAAGTTCGAACGGTCTACAGAGAAAACTCTCCTGTCTCTTGCCGAACACCTCCAAAACTTACAGGGTGGTGTCCCGTCAAAGGTTGAGACACCCACTCCAAGGATTACCGAGTGGACACCCGTAAAAACCCGGATGCTCATATGGGATCGGTACGAGAATGGTATATCGTGGGAAAATCTCTATAAGGGGTCCAAGGTATTCCTGATTTGCTCGGGACCTTCCCTCACCGATATGAACCTCTCCCTGCTGAATCAGAGAGGGGTCATCACTATGGGTATGAACAACTCGTGGTGCACATACAAACCCGACATGTGGGTGGGCTTTGATACCCCCGGAAGATTCCACTACGAGGGTTGGATGGATCCCAGCATTCTCAAGTTGGTGCCTTGGCATAATAGGGAACTGCGGTTGCGAAAGTGGGAAGAAGAGGAGTTGGTGGATGCCAAGGTTGGGCCGTTGGATGTACCTAACTGCTGGTATGTTTCCAATAACACAAAACTGGACCTTGATAATTGGTTGACGGAGGCCTCGTGCAACTGGGGTGGAACACTACCTGGTGAGAGGAGGGGATTCCGCTCTACGTTCTTGGGGGCGCTCCGGCTACTTTACTACCTAGGTTTTCAAGAGGTGTACCTCTTGGGTGTTGACTGGGAAATGCCCACAGATATGGAAAAGGAGGCCTATGCGTTTGAGGAGAACAGAGCGCCCAAGGTACGAGAAACCAATAACAAGATGTTTGCGTGGATGAGCCGTATCCTTGAAATTCTTCGACCCCAGTTCGACAAGTCCGGGTTCAAGATATTCAACTGCAACCCGAACTCCAAGTTGACGATTTACCCATTCGTCCCCTTTGAGAGAGCAGTCGAGAACTGTACAACCCCTGAACTAGAGGGCACCCGCACTTGGTATGATGGCAATTCACCTAACTACAAAGGTACTAAGAAGGCATGAAACCCCTAATCGTCAACTGTCATACGGGGGAGGACCTATATGTGGAGGGGGTAGAACGGATGAGAAAATCCGCTGAGGAGTTAGGGTATGAGGTTTATACAGAGGAAATGAGTAGTAAGGGAAGTTGGACCGCCAACTGTGCCTTCAAGCCCAAATTCCTAACTTCGTGTGTGGCCCGATTCGGGAGACCACTCGTGTGGGTGGATGCCGACGCCGTACTCTATAAGCCCCTCGAACATCTTGAATGCCCCTATATCGAATTCGCAGTGGCGTGGGACCCACTCTTACCCTTCAAATCGTTCGCCTCGGGTGTCGTCTACCTTGCAGCCACGCCC